AAGGAGGACCCGGTAGGTGGATGCCTCCCCCCGGACCCTGATCCGGGCGAGTCGGAGCTCGACTGTTCGCGCTGCGGGCGATCGCTCCCGGTAGCGGCGTTCCGTCCGCGATACGACCGAATCCGTCCGGGCTCGAGGCGCTACGAATCACACTGTCGGGAATGCCGGAACGCGGCGAAGGCGGAGGAGTACCGGAGGGATCCGCTCAAGAAACGCGACGCTATGAATGCGCGGAATGCGCGGATTCGCGGCGAGACCGGGTACGACCGCCGCTGTCGATGGGAAGGCTGCGAACGCGAGCGCGCTCTGCTCCGGTATCGCTACTGCCCGGAGCATCGGGAGGCGGCACGCGATCGCCGGCTACAGGACCGAAACGCAATGTCTCCGGAGGCGCTCGCGCGAGCTCGAGAGTACGACCGGATACGCGATCGCCGGCGCAAAGAAACCGGAGCCGATCGTCTGCGGCGAGCGAAATACGCGACGCCGGCGCATCGCGCGCTCCGCGCACGTCTCGATCCGGTCGTGCAGTCCGGGACGGTTCATTGCGCGCGCTGCGGCTGGCTGATCGAGCCCGGGACGCCGTGGGATCTCGGACACGTCGACGAGAATCCGTCCCTATACGCCGGACCCGAACATCGCAGCTGTAACCGCGCGACCGCGGCGCACGCTAAGCAGCGGCGGCAGGCGGCGCGGCGACACGTCTCGCGCCGATGGTAGGCCGGCTCGCGATCGGGTTCGTCGCGGCGTCGATCGTCTGTCGCGTCGTCGCCGGCGAGCTCGAGCGGAGATCGGCGCGGCGGTTCGAGCTCGCGATCCTCGAGCTACTCGACGCGGCGGGCTACCCGGCGAACGGGCGGCGGATCTTTTCCGGCGACGTAACGATCGTCGAGCTCCGGCCGTGACCGCGGCGCCGCTCGTTCGGCACGAGCGAACCGACGTCGACTACTCGCTCGGCGACGAGACGATCGAGCTCGCCGCGCGCGCGGGTCTCGAGCTCGACGACGCGCAGTCGATCGTGGTTCGGGCGATCTGGGCGCGCGTTCCCGGGTCGGACGCGTGGGCGCATTTCGAGACCGGCGTAATCGAGCCGCGGCAGAATGGGAAGGGCGGAATACTCGAGGCGGTCGAGCTCGGCGAGATCGAGCTCCTGCCGGCCGGCCGGCTGATTATTCACTCCGCGCACGAGTACGCGACGGCGCTCGAGGCGTTCTACCGGATGCTCGGGCTGCTCGAAGATTCCGGCGTCGCGATCGCGAAGGTTCGGAACGCGCACGGCGAGCAGGGGATCGATTTCGCGAACGGGACGCGGATCCGCTACCGGACGCGGACTCGAGGCGGCGGTCGCGGGTTCTCCTGCGATCTGCTCGAGCTCGACGAGGCGATGGCGCTCCCGGAGTTCGCGCAGGGAGCTCTCCTGCCGACGCTCTCCGCGAGGCCGAACGCGCGCGTGATCTACTCCGGCTCGGCGGTCGATCAGCACGTACACGAGCACGGAACGGTTCTCGCTCGAGTACGCGAGCGCGGCATCGCGCGCGAGGAGGGTCTCGCGTTTTTCGAGTGGGCGCTCGCGTTCGATCATCCGGATTCGCTCCCGGCGGAGGTCGCCGGCGACGCGGACTCGTGGGCGCAGGCAAATCCGGCGTTCGGGCTGCGGATCTCCCGGCAGGCGATCGAGGCGGAGCATCGGTCTATGTCGGCGCGGACGTTCGCGGTCGAGCGGCTCGGCGTCGGAGACTGGCCGGTTACGGACTCCGTCGCCGGCGAGCTCTCCGTTTCGGCGTGGATGGATCTCGTCGACGAGTCGTCGGAGATCGGGAATCCGATCTGTCTGTCGTACGACGTCTCGCCGGACCGCAAAGCTGCGATCGGCGCCGGCGGTCGAAACGCGGAGGGATTCCGGCACGTCGAGGTCGTCGACGAGCGGCAGGGTACGGCGTGGCTCGCGCGCCGGCTCGTCGAGCTCGCGATCGAGAACGGGCCCGCCGCGATCGTGACCGATAACCGCGGTCCGGGCGCGAGTCTGATTCCGGAAATTCGCGAGGCGCTATTCGAGGCCGGCTACGAATTGCAGGAGGTCTCCGCGACCGAACACGCGCAGGCGTGCTCGCTCCTCGTCGACGCCGTGAACGAGCAGACGCTCCGGCATCTCGGAGATCCGCGCGTCGAGAACGCGATCCGCGGCGCGTCGACGAGACCGCTCGGAGACTCGTTCGCGTGGGCGCGCCGGAGCTCGAGCGCGAACATATCGCCGCTGATCGTCGTTACACTCGCGCATTGGGCGGCGGCTGGCTGTCCGGACACGACTCGGGAGCTCGCGATCTACTGATATGGGATTTCTCCGCGAGACGCTAGGACTACCGCCGCGGAAGGCGCGCGATCTCACGACGCCGATCGACGGAACGACGCAGACGATCTACCCGCAGGTTCAGGCGTTCTGGGCGGAGACGTTCGGCGGCTCCGGTCTCTACATCTCGCCGCGGGTCGCCGAATACGTCTGGGTCGCGAATCGCTGTATTCAGCTGAACGCGCAACAGATCGCCGCGATGCCGATCGAGTTTCATTCGCTGTACGACTCCGCGGAGGCGCCGGCGTGGGTCTCGAGCCCTGATCCGGTGTGGTTCCCGAACGGGATCGGCGACGTCATATTTTCGATCGTCGAGAACGTCTATAAGTGGGGATTCTCGTGTCAGCAAATCACGCGCCGCTACTCGAGCGGGTTCCCGCAGACGTTCACGGTTCTCCCGTCTGACCGCGTCGCGATCGACGTCGTCGCCGGACGCCGGACGTACAAACTCGACGAGACCGCGCTCGATCCGTTCGACATAGTTCAGATCGACCGAAACCCGGGTAACCGTCTGCACGGGACGCCGGCGCTCGCCGCGTACGCATCGCAGGCGTGGGGCATTCTCGCCGGCGGCGAGGAGTCGCGGAACGTGCTCTCGGGCGGGATCCCGAAGGGCATCCTAAAGCCGAAACGCGTACTGACGAAAACGCAGGCGGAGGCGCTGCAGGCGCAATTCGTCGCGGCGACGCAGGCGCGCGCCGGCGCTCCGGCCGTTATGGATCCCGAAGTCGAGTGGGAGGGCGTCGCGTTTAATCCGGCGGAGCTCGCGCTGCTCGAGGCGCAGGAGTTTACGATCCGCTCCGTCGCGTCCGCGTACGGCGTACCGGCGTCGCTCCTAAATATGGCCGTGACCGGCGGGCTCACGTATCAGAATCCCGCGATGCTCGGCGAATACTGGTGGCGGTTCGAGCTCCGGACTCTGGGCAAGCGCATCGCCGACGCGTTCACGGCGCAAATGCTCCCGCGGGGCTCCTGGGTCGCGGTCGACGCGTCCGATACGTTCGCTGTAATCACCGAACAATCCGACGACGACGACCCGCAGGAGTCGCAGGTCGCGCCGGCATCGCCGACGCAACAGACGACGGCGGGCGTTACGCCGATACGGGAGGGAATGCGCGCATGACGGAAACGCTGCATCGCCGTTTAACGTGCCGGCGCTCGTGGCCGATCCTCCGCCGTACGGCGACGGTCGACCGTACGAGGAGGAGTTCGCGCCGGGAGCATTCGCTCGCGCCGTACGCGCGCCGAACCGGACGCTGCTCGAATTCGAGCATTGGGCGCCGGGGCTCTCCGGCGTGATCGGGCATGGCGCGCATCTCGAGGAGCGTTCCGACGCTCTCTACGGGCGGTTCCGCGTGCTCGGCGGGCAGGACGGCGATAAGGCTCTCGAGCTCATTCACTCCGGAGCTCTGCGATCGGCGTCCGTGTTTTTCGAGGCGCTGCGATCCGCGCGCACGGCGGCGGGCGGCATTCGCCGGCTGCTCGTGAAACTCGATCGCGTCGCGCTATGCCGGGAGGGTTCGTACCCGCAGGCCGGCGTGATCGCGGTACGGACGGCGCCGTTCGTCGCGGAGACGCACGAGCCCGCGTCCGTGCTCCCGAAGTTCGACCCGGAGGTCGCCGCTCGCGCGGCGGATCTGGGTCTCGTCGTACCCGATAGACTCGGGGCGGCATAGGCCGAATGCGACCCCTCGTCGGACGGGCTCCGGACCCCTCGCGAATGCGACCCCTCCGGATTCTGCGCGACGACCCCTCGCGGCTAGGTTCGTAAATCTCGAAACGAGGAGACGAGGGAATGTCTGCAACAGCAATTGGGGTCCGGCTGCAGCGGCTCATCGACGAGCGCGCGACGGTCGCGAGCCTTCACGACGATCTGCTCGCGACGGTCGAGCGGCGGGAGCCCGGAGAACGGGACATGTCGGACGTCGAGCAGGCGTCGGCGGAGGGCTACCGCGCTCGTTCGCAGGAGCTCGATACGGAGATCGCGACGCTCACGGAGCATTTCGCCCGTGATCGCGATTCGCAGGAGGCGTCGCGCGTCGCTCGCGGGCATCTCGCCGGTCGCGGCGAGGAGTTCGACGTCGCCGGCGGCGAGATCATCTACCGGACGTTCGCCGCATACGCGAGGGACGCGATCCTCGCTCGGCGGCAGGGCGGCGTGTTCGATCAAATTCACTCCCGCGCAGGCGGGCGCGAGGCGATCGAGCACGCGCGGGAGAGGCTCGCGCGTACGCCGGCGAACACGATCTCGTCGGACGTCGGCGGGCTCACGCCGGCGCAGCACATCGCGCAAATCTTCCAGGTGATCGAGACGAGCCGGCCGATCGTCGCGTCGGCGATGCGCGCGGATCTCGAGCGCGGTCGTCTGACCTATCCCGTCGTCGTGTCGACTCCGGTCGTCGCGCTGCAGTCGGCGG